CCCATTAATTGTAATAATGTTGCTGATGGTTCTTTGAAAGGTAAAGGCATAAATGCATCTCTAATGTTTCCACCAGGTGCATCTACATCTCTAAACTCTCCAGGTTGTATCGATTGCGCTTCATCTCTAACACGAATACCTCTTTGTTTAAATCCAGCTGGCATGTTTGAAAATGTACCAGCATCTAACAATTGTCTTAATGCATTCGTTGCAGTTCTTGATAATCCACCGATCATGTGAATTAAACCAAAACCATAAAAACCTAATCCTGGTAAAAATTTAAAATGCGTAAAATATTCTATTTTATTTTTTAAAGGATCTTCAGCTTTATAGTTTCTTCTAATAGATAAAACTTCTCTTGATGATGAATCAAGAGTTACAATATAAGGAAGTTTTATTCCTGTTGGATTTTGTTCCATGTCTTTATCTTCAAAACCCTCAAGATCTATATTTGTATGAAACTCTAGAATTGTAAACATTTGTTCATCTCTAGTTTTTCTAGTTCCTTCTAACTCTCTTTCTTTTTTCTCTACTTCTGTTTCTTGTGAATAACCTGGTGTAATATCTATATCTCTATAAAAACCAGATACTTGCTTTTTTCTTAAATCATTTTCTGATATTTTTAAAACATGCACAACTGCTTCTGCATCTTCTAAAGAGGTTGCAGTATATGGAACTATCAGATCATCCGCTGGTACAAATTTAGAAACGGCTCTGTCAAGAAGTTCATCGTAATAAACTTTCTTAAATGCAGAGCCGCTAAGAGGGAGATAAAAAAGTAACTGATCGAACTCGGGTTCATACTCTTTCATCTTATTCATGAGTTGATAGTTCATGAAATTTTTTACTCTTGTAGCCTGGTCTTCTTTTTGTTTATTTACCACACCCATAATTTGAGTGTGCACTGGACCAGATGCTGGAAGTAATTCTTTATAAGCGTGTGCTTGAAACTGTGTTACCGCTTCAGCTAATACAGGGTGAGTTGCACCACTTGCATTTGTAAACGGCTGTGATCGTGTTTGATATTTAAATCCTAATAAGTCTAAACCTTTCGTATAGCCATCTTCCCAATCTTTTCTAGATGCTTTGTACTGTGTATAATTTTCGTAAAGGTCAGAACCTAATCTTCCTAAAACTTCTTCTGGTAATAAATCTGCTAAGTTATCAAAATGTTCGTTTGTGCCTGGTTGGTTTACAGCTTCTGGATCAAAACTAATTGTTGCACCACCATCTTCTTCCTGTGTTACTTGAATGTCTTCTGGTCCAACTTGTTCTTCTATGTTTGCTTGAGAAGCTTCTACAACTTCTTCTTCACTAGGTAATTCTATTTCCTGCTTTACGTTTGGTAAAGACTTGTCTATTTCTGACATTATTTTTCTCCGAGTTCGAAACCACTATAGTCTTTTTTCCAGGAACATTCAACCCCTGTGGGTGAGGTCCTCTAAGTGGTGGTATCGTAGTTGTTAACTTTTTAGTCATCTAATAATCCTATCCCTTGTATTGCTAATGATGCACCAAGTCCAGCTATACCTGCTCTTGATAATAATCTTAATGCAGGTTTAGACATACCAAGTCTAGCTGCTTTTCTAAGAGTTGGATTTAGTCCTCTTGTTAATTTATCTGTTTGTTCAGCAAATATTGGGTACGTATAGTTTAATGGATCTGTTCCAATATCTGCTAGTGAGTCCCCTTCAGATACCTGTCTTGTAATATCTAATGCAGCCAGTGGTGCTAAAACTCCAGGTGATGCTGCAATACCAAGTCCTCTACCTAATACTCTTCCACCAGTTCTTATCAATCCTTTTTGTTCAACACCTAGTCCTCTTGATCTACTAGCTTTGATTGTTGATGGCGCACCAAGTGCTGTTGATGCAGCTAACGATGCTCCTACCGCCGGTAGTTGATAATCTAAAATATCTGGTCTTGTCATGTCTTCTGAAATAGGTTGTGTTACCATATCAACCAACATATTTTTCTGTTGGTCTTCGTTTGATAAATAAGTTGTCGGATCATCGTTTTTAAATTCTTTTACAAGTGCAGCCGCAGCTCCACCAGCAAGTCCTGCTACACCAAATGTTTTGAAACCACCTGATCTTAAAAACCCTAATGCCGCTGTTTTAAATTTGCCTATTCTACTTGCACCTTGTGCTAATTTTTCTGGCTCATTCTGTATAGCATCTTCTACTGCAGCTACACAACTGATAGCTGGCCCACCTTTATTAAATGCTCCAACGACTTTACATATTGGACCATTTGCTGCTGCATCTTTTCTAACATCAGAAAAAAATTTTGTAAGATTAGGGTTTTGAGAAACTTCTTTTGCAGTTGGCACCTCTAACTGTAAATCTTTTACAGGATAAGATCCTTTTCCAGTGGGGTTTAGTCTTACTTTTGCATCAGGAAAATTTTCTAAATATTTATTAGAGTGTGCGGTATTTTTTAATACCTGTAAAATTGTATCTTGATCTGTAATATCTGAAATTAATTTAGCTTTGTCTGTTACTCTTATTTTATCTTTTCCAAATTTAATATCTAAATCATCTAAGTAACCCACGCCTTTAATTTTTGTTTTATCATTAAAGTCTTTTACTAATTTTTCTATGTTTTTTCTTATATCATTTTTAAATACAGGATCTGTTTCAGTATTGTATCTACTAGATAACCTTACAAACTCTTGATCAAAATTTATATTTTTTAACTGGTTAAATGCAGAAGGAGCATACTGTGCTTTTAGCCTAAAGTTTTTTGGAAAGAAACTTTCTGTTTTTGCAAAAGCTTGCGGATTTGCATGCTCTAATACCATGCTTTGAGATCTAAATAAATTTGGATATTCAGATTTTAATTGTTTTAAAACAGTATCTTGATTTCTAGTTATTCTAGACATAGCTGTTCTTATTTGATTTTGTCTAGATTCAGAAACACCAGGCTGTTTTAACTCTTCAGCTAAAGACGCATATACAGTTTTAAATTTAGTAAATTCAAATATCTTATTATTAAAATCAAAGCCTTCTTTAGCTAAAATTCTTCCAATTATACTAGAGCCTCCAATGTTATTATCACTTGCAAATTTTTGAAGTCTACTAAGTTCTTTTTGAGTAAAGTCTGTTTTTGTTTTTTCACCTGTATAAAAATCAGTTAAATCCTGCATCGTAGTCGTAAAGTTAGGATTGTTTTTAAGAAGCTGATAAGACAGAAACTGTTTAAACATAGTTGAGTTATTTGCAAAAGTTTTCTTTTCAGTATTAAAACCCGGTAAGAATTCATATTCTTGAGGGAATTGAAACTGACCATCTTTTATAAATAAAATATTTTTTAGTCTTTTATTAATTCCTGTTGCACCAGCTTTCGGCACCTCTATGTACTTGCCTTTGTTAAATTCTTTAAAAGCATCTTTGAATAAATTATTTACACCGCCTTTAAGTTGGTACTTTTCATTTGTTACATTTTTATTTACCCATTTTTTTAAATCGTCGGTGTATGTTTTTTTAAGGTTATTATAGTCTGTTACGAGTTTATTAGCGCCCGTGCCTATTTCACTAAGTGTTTGAACTTTTCCAACTGATGATTTTAATTCGTTAAATTTTTGTTTAGCTTGTTTAAAACCTTCTGGAGTTGCATCAAAAGAAAAACTTATTGGTCCAGTGTATCCTGGTTTAGGGTTTCTAAGTCTAATTCTTATTTTAGCTGCTCTACCTGGTCTATTATCTTGGTCTAAAGAAAAAGATAGACCAGGAATATTTTTGAACGCTTGTATTTTTCGTAAAAGTTCTTCTGTTAAATCTACTGCAGATTTTGGTCTACCCATTACACCTCCAGGATGCCGGCAAGACCACCGCTTTTAAATCCAAGTCCTACGTCTATGCCTAGCTGTTTTTGTATGTCCATAATTTCATCTGGGAATGCATCTGGGTTTCTTAATACTTTGTGTAACTGTTGAAAGTATGCTGTCTTTTCTTTACCAACTAAACTTTTATCTGTGCCTAAACTTGCAAATAATCTCGATATATCTTTACCCTCGATACCATATTTACGTAGAGCTTGATAACCCATCTTACCACCACGAACTAACATACCAGCCATGTAAGGTACACGTCCACCATCTGCAAATTCAAAGTCGTCTATATCAACAGTATCAGGATCAAAAAATCTATCAGTAACACCCCTACCTTTTCCATCTTTAACACTGATTAATCTCTCGGCGAATAATTGTATATCATTTGGTGTATCTAATTTTGCAACTGCTGCTGCAACCTTTGGTCCAAAATATTTTTGCACCAATAAAAATGGATCACCCATACCACCGCCACCACCTTCAGTCATAAATTTAAAATCATCCGCTTCCATAACTGATGATAAAGTTGGGTTACCTGGTTCATCTGTTAAGTCTTTTATTCTATTTAAAAAATCTCTAGCGTTTGCTCTAACCACTGGTTGAGCTGCCTCTGATACACCTGCGTTTAAATAAATTTTATTTACTAGATCATTTACGATTAAATTATTATTTTGCACATTTTTAAGTGCTTCTAAACCTTTACCAGTTGGTAAAATAGTTTCTGCTGCATCAACACCTTCTGCTTTTGCCAAATTTTTAATTGTTTCTTCTGCAGACGCAAATGGCGCTGCAACATCACCTGGTTCACCACGACTTCCTGGTGGTGGTAAATCAGGATCACCTGGTGGTAAATCATCTGCTTGTCTTAATGACATCAAACCTTCTTTGTCTAAGTTTCTAGTTCTTGTTGCCATGTCTGTAATGTTTGCTGGCGCTGCAGGAGGAAAATAAAAATTTTCCATTGCTTTCATGTTAGATAATAATTTGTTTGCTTGAATATCATTTAGCTTACCGGCTACCGCATAACCTACAGAGCTTGTCAATTCTTCTACTGCTTTTGATTGTGGTAATACACCTAATGCTTCTGTGTTGATATCCATGTCTAACATCAGCTCTGGCGATTTACCTTTACCTAAAAAACTTACATTAGTTTTAGTTCCAAGAACATCATTAAGGTTACCACCTAATTTTTGAAACGATTGAAGAATCGCATTTAATAATTCTCGTCTAGCCATAATATTCTACTCTACTCCTGTCAGGCAGTGGTTCGTCTTTGTAAGAATCTTTGTTACGAACTATTCCACCTTGTTTAATACGCATAATCGCTTGGGTCATAGAGTCGACATAGTCATCATGTTCTCCAAACGGAAACGCGGCGCATTCTTCTACAACCTCCTGTGCAAAATGTTGATGCATAGGAGCATAGACCATCCCCGTTTCAAATAACGGAGATACTGAATTTACTCTAGAGTGTTTATCATTTCCTCGGCTCGGTGTAAAGTTAACAACTGGTATACCCATATCTCTTAGTTCATGGGTCAGAGGCAATCCTGATGCCTTAGACTCAACTACGACCATGTCAGGACGCCAGTATAGATACTCTTCGTAAGCCACTCGTTTTAGTTCTGGAAACTCGTATCTATCTTTGAAAGCGTTAAGAAGAATTATTCCTTGTCCCTGATCCTCGCCTATCTGAAATATTCCCCATGTAGTTATAGCACTATAGTCAGCAGATTCTTTTTTAAGAAAAGCTGTATCGTAAGATTGAATTATAAAATCACATTTAGGCGGTTCTCTATCTTCCCAGTTCTGCCACCAGTCACGTTTAATAATAGCACCTTCTTCAGCTGTTGGTGATTGCATGTACTGAGCGTTCCAATTGTTCACTGGAATAGATGCTTTGGTTTTTTGTAATTCTTCCTTGGTCCAATATTCAGGCCACACGGGCTCTCCATCAGGAAGCAGGGCTGGTAATTCTACAACTTCCCATTGGTCAGAGTCCTCTTCTCCCTGAGCCTTAATTAGTTGTCCGGTAAGATCTTTATTACTCCACCTTGTCATAACAACAACGATACGACCTCCTGGTTGTAAACGTTGACGTGGACCTGATGTATACCAGTTCCATGCTTTCTCGAATGACTTACTATCTTTTTTAATATCTTGTTCTTTGTGTGGGTCGTCGATGATTAGTAGATCAGCACCACGACCTGTAATTGCTCCACCGACACCGGCTGCA